TCTTCAGCAGCAGAAGAATATTGGTCAGTAGCATCTAATTGATTGAGAGCCTTGCCAAGAAACTTCCTAATATTTTCAGCCCATGATTGTATATCTGGTGTATACGGTGGGACAATCCTCATCTACGCCCACCTTGCCGCGTATCTAATCGCATTATGCCAACACGCCAATCTGACGCTGTGTTGCCCTCTACACGCATACGAACTTGACGCCCTTGAAACCTTACAGATGTTGGGTTGCTCATTGTAAATGGGCCGTAAGTTGTTTCAGCAGCAGTAGGATAAAACCTTGTTTTAAACTTTGCAGTAACGTCACCTAATGTTTTTTCATCAGGTATAAGTTCTACAACATTCATTAAGTTTTCACCATTTCCAATTGATATTGGGCCTGTTTCAGCAAATGGCGTTCCAGTGTCATAATTATAACCTATTTCGTGTTCGTATAAGATACCATTGCTTTTGATATACATAGGGTAACGAAATACACCACGATCAACTCCAGCAGTGCGATCCATAGAACCAGTAGTCCATATGTTTTCTGCGTAATCGTAAGCTACATATCTGTTACATTCCATGCTATCTGAGCTAGGATAAAACCACCATATTTCATTCCAAGCAGAGTTTACTACAGCACTAACTTTACTACGTTGGTCATTATTAAAATCAGAAAAAACATAATCTCCAACTTCACATGGTATATCTTGAACTCTACCACCAGAATAAGCAAAGAAACCACGCTGACCCATCCAGAACACTCCAGCGTCTACAGCTACAGCAGCAGCAGCGCCTATTAACCCACAAGACGTTCCAACTCTTTCTAGACCATAAACAAATGGTGGCCCTTGATAGGTCATGCTGTGAGCGTCTTCTGTGGTTAAAATCAGTGATTGCCCTCTTGTTCTTACACCTCGTAAAATAACACCATTAGTCTGTAGTAGTATATCACCAGCTTGGTTTGTAGCGGCTGCTGTCCAGGTTGTGTTATCTTCTTGATCTGACCACTGCACTTTTCGGCTATCACCACCAGCGCCAAAACAAACTACAAATCTTTCTTCTGTAACCATAAACCCAGAACAAGAAGTAGGCGAGTTAGTTACTTGTGCAGCTTTAACAGCATTATTTAATTGCCATTGGTACAGCTTACCATCGTCAGGAGACATAGCTAGAAGAAATTCTCCATAGTTATCTAATGCCCAAACGGTAGCTTTTAATATGTTTTCACTGTCGGCTCTTGGAAGTCCGTATTCCTCACGCCCATAAAAACTAGCGCCATAACCAGTGTTTATAGTTGCATCTACACGCCCAGCAGTAAGTCCAACAGGAGTAATATCTGTTGAAGTTCCATCAGCTTGTAATGCGTACAATTTGTTAAAAGTTCCAGTAGCTAGTCTTCTGTTTGCGCTGTTATCTTCCCAGGCTATTATTGAACGAGCAACACCGCTAATATTTACGCTTTGCCTTTGACGCCAACCACCTATAGGACGCAAAGCGTCTTCATGCCAGCGAACTAAATCTACATCACGCCATCTACCTTGAGACATAAGATCAGTGCCATTTCTATACTGACCTTTTGGAATTTGCATAGAAATTAACGGCATTATTCACCTTACGTTTTTACTAATAATTCTGTCGCTGAAATAGCAGTCCCTGCCAGTACACTTGGCGTTGCAGCCGTTGTGCCTATCGTTCCATCTGTTTGTACAAAGTATTGCTGTCCTGCGGTAAGACCGCCTTGATTATCTGATACAGAGCCTATGATGTCTATTGAGGCATTACCGCCATCTGCTACCTCGCCTCTTACCTCTATGCTACGTACCAAAGAACTACCCTTACTACTATCGTCTAAATCTTTCCAAGAAAAAACAACATTACCAGATACAGGGTCTTCAATTGCTTCGGGTTTAATAGCACGATTTGAAGGATGGTAGTAGCTTATAGAACTAGAAAAACTTCCAATTGAAGTGCCACTTACTGTACCTTTGCTAAATGCAACCGCTGATCCTGAAACATTAAAATTAAATATTATTTGTCCTGTTGCAGTATGGTAGACAGGATTTCTATTTTCAACTCCACTTGAGTTGTATGTGGCAACACTGCCAAAAGAAACTGATGTGCCACTTATAGTGCCAACAACAGCTTTTCCTTTATTGCCATCTCCTGCATCATCAAAGGTAATAACAGATTTGTTATTAACAGGGTCAAAAACTGGAAATATATTTACTGTTGAAGATGAAATAAAAACTGTTGCAGAGCCGAAAGTAATGTCTGTTCCAGATATCGTTCCAACTACTGCTGTACCGTAACTTGAATTATTTGTGTCAGTTACACCAATTAATATTTTTTGAGCATTAGCATCATAGACTGCACCTGCGTTGTAACCACCGTTGTTTCCATTAAACAAAGCTTCAGCACCAAAACTTATGCTTGTACCTGAGACTGTGCCAACTGCTGCTGTTCCTCTGTTGCTATTTCCCTGATCTCTATAAACAACCACTACTTTTTGAGCATTAGCATCATACACAAGTGCATTTACTGTTGTTGCTCCTGAATTGAATGTAGCCTCACTTCCAAAACTAATACTTGTCCCTGAGACAGTGCCTACTAGGGCTTTTCCTTTGTCACTGTCGGCTTCATCACAAAATGCAATAACTACTTTTTGAGCATTGGCATCGTAGGCACAATTAAAGTCTTTTGACTTTGCTGCTTCAAACACAACAGGAGTTCCAAAGGATATGGTTGTCCCACTAACAGTTCCTACTACAGCCGTGCCGTGATACGAATTACCTTCATCTTGATATGCTAAAACTATTTTTCCTGCATTTGTATCATATGCAGCGCCTATTTGTTCTGACCCCATAGTTGACGATTCAAAAGAAACTTTTGTACCACTAACCCCAGGAAAAGCCACGCCCCTAGACATACCAATGTAGTTTTCTGAGGTGATGTTGTTGTCATTGTAAGAGGGTGTAAAAACTACAGAAGTTCCATGTTCACTGTTGCCGCCATCTGAATATGCAATAACAGCTTTTTTATTTACACTGTCATAGACCACATTAAGTTTTTCTGTAAGTGAAGACGTATCAAATATAACAGGACTTCCTTGCCCCCCTGAGCTAGGCATTGTGCCATCAGGGTCAAGCATATTTGTTCCAGATATTTGAGGTAAAGCTATTTTACCCTTAAAGCTATCACCATCATCTTCATAGGCAACAACAATTTTTTTAGATGCCTGATGATAAACTGCGGATATATATCTAGGTGCGTTATTTTCAAAAGCTGCAAGTGGTGTTTTCAACGAAGCAGTTACAGAAGTTCCTGATATTGTTGCTACTGCTGCTTTTCCTTCTGATTGTGCCTTATAAAATAAACCAAATTTTTGTTGGTCTGTATCATAAGCTTGAGCAACTGATATATTAGCTTCACTACTTTGTACAACAACAGCAGTTCCATAGCTTATAGATGTTCCGCTTACAGTACCTACGATAGCAGTAGGATAACCAGAATTTGATGTATCTACATAAAAAATTAATACTTTGTCATTAGCAGTGTCATATCCAACTGAAGTTTTATCCACAGCACCTGATTCAAAATAAGTTGAACTACCAAAGGTAATAGATGTTCCGCTTACTGTGCCAACATTTGAATTACCATAATTACTATTGTGACTATCTTTGTAAGCAGCAACAACTTTTCCGTTAGTAGTATATGCAGCACTTAGTTCATCTACTGTTGATGCAGCAAATCCCGAAGAAGCACTTCCAAAACTAATAGAATTATCTGAGGGGTCTACAGTTCCCACAATGCCTTTAGCCTTGTTGCTATCACCAACATCCCTAAAAATAATTACAATTTTATTATTTGTTGAATCAAAAAGGACGTTTATATAATCCGTTGAACCAGTTTCAAAAACAACAGCAGTGCCATACGTTATAGTATTATTTGCATTTACTGTACCAACAATAGCTGTACCTTGATTTGAATTACCACCATCTCTATACGCAAGAACTACTCTTTGGTTATGTGAATCATATGCAGCATTATGGTTACTTGTTGCTGCGGATTCAAAAACTTCCGCTGATCCAAGAGCTTGAGAAACAGCCGTAGAGCTTACAACACTCACAGTCCCATCTGCATTAACCACCACTGGCTTACCGCATGGCAATGTGCCACTCGCTACCGCTTTAAACTCACCACCTTCTTCAGCCCCTATACGTTTTAACATAGCTACCCCTTCACGATAAGTTTAGTTGCCGATACAGCCGTCCCTGCAAAGACGCTAGGATCAGCAGCCGTTGTACCCAATGTACCATCATTCTGAACAAAGTAGCTTTGCCCTGCCGTTAGCCCTGAGAGGTTGTCGGCTATTGCACCCTGCGTATCTATGATAGCCCCTGCACCAGAAGCTGCACCGCTACGAGATATGCCGATGTAGTTTTCTGAGGTGAGGGTTGTAGAGGCAGGAGCAAAAACAGCAGAAGTACCATAATTTGAGTTTCCTGCATCTATATAAGAAATCACATTTTTGTTAGCATTGCTATCAAAAGCAACAGAAACACCCTCAACATTTGCAGCCTCAAATACTGTCTCCGAATCAAAGGATATACTAGTACCACTAACCGTACCGCTTATTACCTGTCCTTTGCTTGTACCTGCTGAGTCATAAGCGATAATAACTTTGTTAGCATTGCTATCAAAAGCAATTCCTTGCTGTTCATCTATATTAGCGTTGTATGTGACGGCACTGCCAAAACTTATAACTCCACTGCCATCTATATCGCCAACAACAGCCTGTCCTTGATCTGTAGAGCTACCATTTATGTATGCAATAACAACTTTATTACTGTTACTGTCAAAAGTAGGGGCTATAAACTTTGTTTGATTATCAGCAAAAATAACATTAGTGGCAAAGCTAATGCTTGTCCCTGACACAGTGCCAACCGCAGCCCTAC